AACCATTAGGACCCTCCATCCACATCTGAGTAATCATATGGGATACACGGTCCAAATTCACTTTGAGGTCTTCAGGATGGTCAACTTCTCCAAGCACTGAATAACCATTTTGAATCTGATCGTTCAGTGTTTTAACAGCCTTTTCGATTTCATGAACAGGATACACACGCTGGTTAGCGTTACGTATGCCGCCTTGAATAGCAATACCTTTTAAGTAAAGGCTCTTGCCATCCTTGTCGTCAGACTCTAAAACTACTTGAGCTTGATCGAAACTCAAGTGTTCTCTTAGATAGGAAATTGGTTTCATCCTGTTTTCTCTAATTAAGCGTTACGGTTAGGAGCGCCGTTTAATGGGCTCTTTACTTGACCAACGCTAGTTTGACCAGCTTTATCGCCTGTGCCAGAACCTACTGGGCCTGGGCCTGCGCTTTTCTTCTCAGCACCGTGGCCGCCTGGAACTTGTTTCAAGTTCTTAACGCCCATTTTGCCTCCAGGTACGTTACCGTTACCTGTGCCTAAATCTTTAGCATTGCTTAGGAAGCCACCAGCTTTACCTTCTGGACTTGTTCCTGTATTAGAACCAGATCCTGTACCACCCTTAAGGATGTTACCAGGTGTAGCACCTGTTTCAGGCTTGCCCTTACCAGAGCTTACTGCGCTTTTGTCGTTTACGCTAGGAGTATTTTTCTCACCAGATCCAGCACCGGCTAGTTTGCCTTGGGCCTTTTGGTTGTTACCTTCCCAGTCGTTGCCAACTTTCTCAACGTACTCGCGAGTCATACGCTTGCCTTCAAAAGCAGGTTGACCCATCATTTCCATTTCGTCACCTTCGCCGTCTTCTTCGTCTCCGAAGTCACCGTGTGGTTCTTCACCGCCTTGTGCGGCTTCTAAATCAGCAAAGGCTGCTTCTAATTCTTGAATAGCATTCTTGATGTCAAAAATAGCTTTATCTTCAGCTTCTTCTGGACCTTCTTCGCCATCAGTAGCGCCAATTTCGTCGCCAAATTCACCAGTTTCATCACCGGATCCGCCAATTGGCTCTTCTTCATCATCTCCGTCCATCATGTAACTATCTTCTAGTTCCATGCTTTCGTCTTGTTCTTCGTCAGCGCCTTCGTCGACAGATTCGTCAGCTTCTTCGGCAGCTTCTTCCATTTCGTCAGTATCGTCAGCAGGAGCGTCAGCTTCCTCTTCTTCTGCGATTAGGTTTTCATATATATCTCTTGATTTCTCAACAACGATTTCATGGAATAGCTCATTAGCTTTATCCATTTCTTCGTTAACGATGAAATCTAACAATTGTTCAAATTTGGTAGACATTGCGTGGTTCTCCTTAATTGGTTGCGGCAAGTTTGTATTATATTTACAGATATAGAATAATACCTGCGCGAAACAGGCGAAAAACAGTCAATTTCGCCAAATTTATTCTAAGATTGCCTTAGAATTTCTAGTTTTTGTCTAAAATATTTAAGATTTAGACAAGAAAAATTATCTTACAGTATTATGCCGCGGCAGCTTCAGGAGGAGGAGCCGCGTACATTTTCCTAACTAATGCTCTTTCGTTTTGGATTTCTTGTTCGTGTGCTTCACCAGCTTTACGAATATCGTTGATCATCCTTAGAGTAATTCTACTCTTTCTAATGTCTTTCCTACGCAAAATACCAGTATCGTTTTGACTTAGATACTTGTCATCTTCCTGTGGACCAACATTTTTATCGTCAAAATAAATGAATTCTCTTAAAAACATAGTATGGTATTTATGCTGGAGGAGGTGCCGCTGCCTCAGGGGCTGCGCCGCCAGCGGGAGGCGCACCAGGAACTTCTTCACCGGCTGCTCCTGGCGGAGGCGGAGCTGTCAAACTATTAACATCTGCTGACATTCCTGCTGCAGTTACACCAGCGCCGCGTAGTTGTGCGTTAACTGACATATCAGCATTAAAGTCTGTATTTTCTTCACGCCATAATTTTTCGTTTTCACTAACTTCTTCTTGTGTTAGGCCTAAAAATCTTTTAAGAGCAAAACGTTTACTAACCATTGGAATAGCTGCCATGGTGTTAAATGTGTTTACACGGGCTGTATCCATTTCTGCTTGGCGGTAACTAGCAAAGTTTTGTGGTGGATTAAATTTTAAATCAAACAAATTGTTATCAATATTAATACCTTTGTTACGCATGTACAGCTTGAACTCGGTATCAAATTGCTCATTCATTAATGATTGTAGTCGCTCGCAATATTTGTTGAATCGTAGCTCTTGAATATAGGCTGTCCCGACTCGTCCGTCATTGAAATTGCTTCCTCCGTCATCACTACCAGTTGGTAGGTAAGAACTTGGAATACGAAGAGCACGGAATAACTTATTAGTAAAATACTTAAGGTCATCAATTTCTCCTAGGTTTTGTCCACCTTGCAGAATCTCAACTTTGGATCCACGACCTTCTGCCGTTTGTGGAAAGAAATAATCTTCATTGATACTCAACGGATTATAACTGCTGTCTATAACAGTTTGACTTCCGCCAGTATTACTAGGAATGCGTCTTTGGTTAACTTCATTTTTAACACGTTCAACAAATCCCATGGCCAAATGGCTTGGCATATTACCTACATCAATGTAAAACACCCTGCGTTCTGGCGCACGTTGTACACGATAGATGATAATACTATCTTCTAATAATTCTTTTTGTTTGAATACTTTGAAGATACTTTCCATTAAGCTATTGCCAAACGGATAGTTATTGTCAATGCCTTCACTCATTGAAATGTGAATTACATGTTCAGCATCAATGGCGTACTGATTTTGATTTTGACTAAATCTACTGCCACTGGTACTTGTAGGAAATGCTCCAACCATACCACGTGAGCCACCGGCTCCACCTTGTCCTGTGCCGTAACTACCGCCAAACTGACTGCCACCACCTTGTGTATTACTTGGTTGAATTGCTGTTGTTGCTAGTGCTTCTAGATTAGGGTTAAAGTCACGAATCATATATTGCTCAGGCTTCTTGCCTTCACTTTCGTTGACAATAATTTTGTCTAATTTTGCTGGATCAATATACATCCATGCTTGTGTTTCAGGATCTCTAACAAAGAATACATCACCATATTTGAAAGCATTTCTAACAATTTTAAAAATACGTTTTTCAAATTTGTTTAGTTTTGTCCACTGTTGTAGATACTTTTTAATAATATTAACTTCAGTTCCTGTAGCCTGATCTTTAAATTTAATGCTAAACGGTGTACCGTTTTCATCATTAGTTTGGCTACAGAATTCTGCTAAAATGTCTAGTGCGGCATTGACTTCACTGTCGCTGTCCATGGTATCGTATTGTCCATAACGTTCTAAACGATTAGGGTGGCCAGCATAAACATCGGGCAAATAACTAGAATAGTTAGTTCTAACAGGGTTAGTATTATTGCTGTTACCCATGCCACTAATTAAACTAGAAGCTCCAGATGTGTTAACAGGTGTAAAGTATTTTTTCCAAGACATAATTTAAATTTTGAATAAGTCGCCGCCCATAGCTTTAACAGCATCTACTGTTCGTCTGCTGTTTTCTGCTGTTTCTTTAGTATAACGAACTACATCGGCCATGTGCTTATTTAACGTTGCAAATGGATCGACGCCACTTTCTGCTCCCATGGCAGGCATTGCGTTACTTTCTGCAGCCATTTTCAACGCGGCATCAGCAGGCATTGGTGGTAGCCCAGATGTATCAACTGCTCCGTTTGGATCTAATTTACTTTTAGCATCGTTACCACCAAAAAACTTAGATCTGTTTTGCCATAATCCGTAAGCGCCGCCAGCTAATCCGCCTAGGGCGCCTCCGACTACTGTTCCTGCTCCTGGGATAACACTACCTACCATGGCACCCATACCGGCCCAGTTAGCGGCTGTCTGTCCTACTTCTAAACCAGCGGCAGTTTTTTCGTGTCCATTTTCTGCCGCATAATCTGCTGCCGCGCCAAGTGCCAATCCTCCAATCAATCCGCCTATACCACCTTTTAGACCACCAAGCAACTTTCCACCTATTCCAGGTTTTTTAACACCACCTGGTTTATTGTTTGTTTTAGTTCCAGCTTTTTCGCCTAAGCCTGCTTCGGCGGCTAATCCTCCGCCGCCTATTGGTTGTACATATAATGCTTTACTAGGACTGCTTCCAGGTTGTCCTATTCCTAATAATTTTTTAGCTACAGCACCTGTGGCAAACAAAGATGCTAATACTGCTACGCCGCCGCCAACGGCTAATATTAATTTTTGTGTACTTCCTTCGAGTCCATTAAACCAAGTTAGAGCAGAGCTTATCATTTCTGCAAACTTTGCTATCCATTCAGTAACAAATTTAAGAGCAGGCTGTAACTGTTCTAGTATTGTAGTACCTAAGTCTTGGAGAGTCTTTTCAGTTTGAGCCGCTTTATCTGCTTCTCCTTTTTCTCTTTTTGCTCGATTATCTGCTATCTCTTTTAACTGTTTCTCACCTTTTTCAGCAGTTTGTGTTCCTTGCTGTTCGGCAGCATTCCTTGCTTTAAGAATAGCCATGGCCGCTTCAGAAGTTGAGCCGCTTTGCATACTCAAAGCGCCTTGCTGGTTCTCAAATCTCTTCGAAGCTACTACTGCCGCTTCAGTGGCCTTTGCGCTTAATCTTTGTTGGCTTGCTAGATCTCCACCCGCCCTGGCATTATCTACCATAGACTGACTCACGGCAGCAACTTCAGGAGCCATTGCTTGTAGTTTTTGCGAAGCCTCAGTCATAGGTGGAATACCTAACGCCTGCGCCATTGCCATTTCTTCACCAGCTTTACCAAACTTAGTTCTCATCTCAGTCATGGCCTGTTCCATAGATTTACGCTGTGGCTCAGTCATGTTCATCAATGCTGCCTGATAGGCAGCATTACCTTGTCTAGCTTTTTGTTCTTTTTCTAGTTCGTCTTTGTTTTTACCTGTAATTTGGGCCAACGCATCTAACTGCGTCATATATTCTTTAGCACCTTTGGCAAGTCCAGCACGGTCCGACATTTCTTCTCGAGTGCGGCCTCCAGTAGTAGCAATATAATTAGCTAGCCCTTCATTAACATCTTTTGAAGTAAGCCCTAGTGCTCTTAACTCTCTGCCAGCATCACTGTTTCTAAGTTCTCTGGCTGCAGTGTTAAATGCCTGCATTCCTTGTTCAGCGGTGCCGCCCATTTTTGCCAATGTTTCACTGTTGGCCTTCATAAAAGCAGTTTGCTCGCCTAGTGTCATGCCAAGCTGAGAAGCATTTAATCTCATGCCATTAAGATCGCCAGCAAAGTTTACACCGCTTTTGCTAATTTCTCTATAGGCATTTAAATTTTGTTCTTGCATATTGGCAATCTTGCCAATGCCGCCTAACACCATTCCTAGTAAGGGACTAAAATTGCTTACTGAGTTACTGGCCATATTAAAGGCAGTACTCATCTTACCTTGGCCGTTGATTAAATCGCCAACAAAAGGAGCTATCTGAGAGCCCCATTGTCTTAGTTGTTCAGATGCTAGGTTTGTGGTTACCCAAAGTGTTTTAAAAGTGCCAGCGCCTTTGGCGGCTTGTTGTCCAACTTGGTCAATCTGATCATTGGCTTCTTTGACATCTATGCCATTTTTCTGTGCTAACCCTCTAATTTGATCTATAGTCTGCTTGTTAGCAGATAAGCTACTTTGAAGTAATAATTTGAGCGTGGCTTCAGTTGCCGCGTTATTCAGCTCTACTTGTTCGTTGCCTATGGTACCGGTTACGTCAGCCATTGTTTTTCACTAGTTCTATGCGTAGATAAATATAGTAAAGAAGATTATTCCCTTTACCACAAGTTATTTATCGGAGACACAAACCATGGATTTAGTACAGCAACACCCAACAAACCCTCTAGCAATGTTCATGAGGCAACCTAAAATTTATATTGGTTTGCCCAGTGGCGGGCAATATTGGCCAGCAGGTAGTTTGGAACCAACTGAAACAAATTCATACCCTGTTTACTCAATGACAGCAAAAGATGAATTGTTGCTACAGGTTCCTGATGCGTTAATGAATGGACAAGCAGTAGTGGATGTTATTCAAAACTGTATTCCTAACATTAAAAACGCATGGCACACTCCAAACATTGACATTGATGTGTTATTAATTGCCATTCGTCTTGCTACATACGGTGAAAAATTATCAACTCCTATTACTGTCACAGACGGTATTGAATACGAATATCAAGTTGACTTAAGAAATGTTCTTGATGATTTAATGTCAACTATTTCTTGGAATCCTATAGTTCCTATATCTAATGAGTTAACTATTTTTGTTAAACCTTTGACGTATAAAGATATTACTAAAGCATCTATTACTACATTTGAAACACAAAAACTAATTCAAATTGCCAATAACGAAACATTATCTGACGACGATAAAACAAAATTGTTTAACGAAAGTCTAGCAAAGTTAACAGAAGTTACACTAGGTACAGTTAAAAGTAGTATTTTTAAAGTTGATAGCAGTAACGGTTCTACTGATAATCCTCAACATATCAGTGAATTTGTTAATAACATTGATAAGAATATTTTTAATTTGGTACAAACTCATCTTGAAAAAATGAAAGAACAGAATACATTAAAACCTTTACGTGTAACTGTTGACGACGATATGAGAATGAAAGGAATTACAGGTGAAGTTCTCGAAATTCCTATACAATTTGATCCAACAACTTTTTTCGCATGAGGCTTTTGTATCTTGACGCCAAGGGTGTTGATGCGCTGGTTGAAAGATACGAAAAAGATACAAAAGCCTTAAAAGAAGAACTATTAAGAATTTCTTGGTTTATGAGAGGTGGTGTTAGTTACCACGATGCTCAAATGTTAACTTTTGATGAAAGACAATTAGTGGCAAAACTAATTGAAGGTAACTTAGAAACTACTAAAGAAAGCGGATTGCCTTTCTTTTAAATATCCATTCCTAAAAATCTGCTGTGGAATTTATCTTCTTTAACAGCACTAAATTTTGTTTGAGCATATTGTACAACTTGCTGTCTACGATCGCCTCGAACAGCTTTAATTGAATTAACAGCTTGATCAACTGCGGCTTTACCAGCAGGTACACCAACTTTACCTGCTTTGGCCTTACCAGCAGGTGCTGTTGCTGGATCCATTGTTGGTTCAATTCTACCACTAGGATCTGCTGTAGGATCAGTTGCGGCAGGTGTATCAGCAACACCAACAGCTTTCATAGCAGGATCAATAATAGTAGCATCTACACCTTGTTTTTGTAAAAATGATTTTACTTCAACTGAATCAGTTGGACTACCAGCAGATTTCCAAGCACTCATTAATTTGTCTGCGGTAATTTTAGTTGTTAAATTTTTACCAACTGTAGCGGCTTTGTTAGCAACTGCGCCAAGAGCATTACCGGCAGCACCTTTAATTGTATCCCACATGCCTTCGTTGACAGGAAGACCGTCTATAATTCTAAACAATCTACGAATTTGATCTTCACGTAGACTAATACCTTGTATTTGATTTAACAATTCTTGAGCTTTTTCTTTGCTAATCATAGGACGAGGAGTTTCTCCACTGATTACTTTTTTCAAATATTCAGGATCAAATCCACTCGAAGCACTAGAAGCTGTATCGGCTGCTTGTTGTAATTGTCCACCATTTTGTGCTTGCCAATCCAAAGCCGCTTGTGCTTTTTCTGCACTGATCATAGGACGAGGATGTTCACCACTGATTACTTTATTCAAATAATCGGCGCTCATTCCAGCACCTTGTGGCGGTGTTGATGCGGCTGCGCCTGCAGTGTTGCTGTAATCAGATAACGAAGCACCTGGTGGTAAACGTGGACGAATAGGAGCATCAGTTACACCAGCACTCGGGTCTGCTGACGCACCCATTGAAACTGTTCCACCAGAAGTAGCTTGGTTACTAATCCCTGTCTGACCTGTCATAGCGTGAGCAGTATCGCGACTAACAGAGTAAGTTGAGCCATCTGGTTTTTGAATTGTAACTCCTGAATTTGCGTTACTTGAATCTAAACCAACAATTTTTTCACCATCTGGAAGTTCTTGTCCTACGCCTAGTTGAGCGCCAGGAGGAGCATCAGTAGGAACATCAGCTTCTGGCTTACCTTTTAAATGCTGTCCAATCTGTCCAGCGGCATAGGCCATAGCGCCAGTCTTACCACCTTGATAGGCGGCACTACTAAACTTCTCACCTTGTAATAGTTTGTCGGTCATTTTTAACAAACCTAGTACAGCGGCTCCACCTAGTCCTGCTCCGCTGATACCAGCGGCGGCAATAAGAGCACTGTAAATTAAACCTTGTGCTATTGGATGTGCTTTGGCAAAAGCACGATATTTTTGAATTACTTGATTAACAGCATTATCTGGGCCACCAAGACCTGCTTCAATTTTGGCAACGGCGCTATCGTAAGCAGAGTCAACATTTTTAATTGGACCCGAATCTTGAATCTTAGTTTTTAAATCTTCCCATGCTTTGTTAACTGCGCTGGCGGCATCTTTGCCTTTGCCCAGCATGGTTCTATTACCGCCGGCATCAGTGGCACCTTGTTCAACTTGCTGGAATAACTTTTGAATCTGGTCAGGAGTTAGCGCGGCTTCTTTTAAAGCACGGCCGGCATTTTCCCAAAGTCTATAAGACTTAGCTTCTGTTAATCTAACGCCCTCTGCTAGGACATCAGAATTTTCCAATAGTTGGTTTAATTTCATTTGGCATTTAATACTTTGGATAGGTATAAAATTCTATCAACGTTTTCGTTGTAGCCTTTTACAATGTTTGGATTATCTTCTTCTGGAGGAGTAGTAGGGGCAGCTGGTGCGGCAGCAGGAGGTGTACCAGCAGGTGCAGCGGCTGGAGCAGGTGCTTTAGCCAACGCATCAATTTTATCTTTAGCATACTTAACAACATCTTGTCTTCTATCACTGCGTACAGTTTGAACAACGTTTACTGCTTGATCAACTGCGGCTTTACCAGCAGGTACGCCAACTTTACCTGTTTTTGCTGGTGCTGTAGCATCAGCAGGAGCACCAGTAGTAGGTGCCGGTGTTGTTGCTGTTGGAGTAGCTTGAGGAGCGGTATTACCTGCAGCGGGCGGAGTTGTAGTTCCAGCTGGTGCTGTACCTGCGGCCTTCGGGTCTACTTTGTTATTTGCTTTAAACCATGCAGTTCTTTCTTCTTGACTAGCAAATGGTTTACCTGTATGCCCGTCAAATCCAAATCCTTTATCAGCTGTATCGTCTGCTGGAGCGGCAGTAGTTGCGGCAGGTGGAGTTTGTGCTCCAGCGGCAGGTGGCGTAGTTCCTGTATTAGCTGTTGGTTTTGCAGCAGGAGTTCCGCCTGGAGCGGCTGCAGCTTTATTAGCTACAGCGGCTTGGTAATTTACACCACCGGCAGCAGGTGCGGGTGTAGTAGATGGAGCATTAGTTTGAGCAGGTGCTTCATCGTCACCACTTACCACTGCTTTACCAGCTTGGAATCCTTTTTTAACTGCGCCAGGTATACCAGCAATGCCGCCAGCAACTGCTCCAACTCCTTGGGCAACACCTCCAACAGCTTTACCTATACCTCTTCCAATACCAGCAAGGCTTATTTCATCAACTTGTTCTTCGACTAGTAATTCATTGATACGCATAATAGATTCCAAAAAAATATTAAATTTATTTATACCTATTAAAGTGAACTACGTTCACTTGCTTCTGCGCTATCGCTTACGCTCTAGCTTGAAGCATATTGTTTCGTCGAAGACGAATTTAAATATTATCTAGATTCTATGGTCACACTTTGCCCGCACAGGGCAAAGTTAACATTATCTGAGTTCGACAAGTCACTTAGTGTTAGAGCATTACAGTGGCGGTTGTCCGGTACCACGAGCTCCGTCTTTACAACGGCAGCATACAAATACACACTAACGCATTTGTATACTTGGGGTTTTTCTCCCCTCATTTTGCCTTTTTCTATGTTTCTAACAATCAAACCGCGGCGAATTTGCGATCTTGGTCCTGTAAAGGATACTGATTGAGAACTCTTAACGGCGAGAGATTTCCATCCCTGTGATCCAAGATCCAGGTTTAGGGCGTACGAGATTAGCTTACGCTTGCTGTTACCGTTTAAGGAGCCTAAATTTTATTTCTAATGTGGGAGCCATGTACACGGACAGAGATTTGTCCGTTATAATAATCTGTTGATTCTAATACTTTGCGGTCGAATTGTTCACGGGCCTCAATGTAAGATGTTTCTGCTTTTGATTTACAATAGTGTAATATTTCGCGAGAGAAATTTTCTTTGCCTAATTTTTCTATATCTGCTGTTAATTCAACGCTGGACCCGTAATATTCCTGCCAGTCACTGTCGATTTTGCTTCGAATCTTCTTTTTCTTCTTGGTGCCGTTCTTTAACTTTACAGTCTTGTAGGTCGTTTTACTAAATTTTGCTAGTTTTTTGCCAATGTATTGGCGTCCTGAGATTGTATTAGTAATGTTATAAACAAAACCAATACAATCTTCGGGTAATTCATTTACAACTTGTCCTTGATAAGTCCAGGTCATTAATCTTTCCAAGACGCAACATGCTGACTTGGGCTAAAACTTTGAACATCCATTCCTAGTTTATTGAACATAAATGCTAGACTCTTTGAAGAGTGCATACATACATGTCCATTTCTAGGAGCAATATACCAATACTCTGATCCAGCATCTCTGATAATATCATTGATTAGTGTGCTAAAAACAATTTGCCCACTGTCAGGATTGATAAAACTTATCATTTCTTTAATAGTTTCCCAAGGTGTTGGAGTATGTTCTAGTACTTCAAATGCAGTTAACACATCAAACTTTGTATCTTTATCAAATACTGGATCTGTTTTCCACATAGGATCCCACCCAACAGCATTATAACCTAACTTTACAAGTTCTTTACTGAATAAGTCGTTGCCAGCACCGTAATCTAATACGCTGATAGATTTATCTCCGCCTAACATAGGACTAAACCAATTAGCACAGTCTCTAGGACGTTTACCACCATAATCTGGATCTACTCTAATATAGTCGTCATTGTAGATGTTTGCAAGATAGTCGTCAACTTTCCACGAATCTAAATCTGTAGTAAAAATAAATCCACAGCTAGAGCATTTGTGATAGTAGACAGCATAGCCAACTTGTGAAAAAAGTTTTAATCCTTTTTCTTCTTCACAGGTCCTATTGAAATCTTTCACTCCTAAAATAGAAGTGTTACTATCACAGATTTTACATCGTAGTCCGTGATATTTGCTTTTCACATCAACTATCATGACTTAGATTTGGCTTCCTTGCGAGCATTCTTCTCGGCAGTGATTTCGTTACGACGGGCTTTAACTAGCTTACCAAGTTCTGCTAGTGCTTTGCGAGCACGAGTACCTGCGGCGCTATTGCCACCAGTGAACTTAGCATCTTCTGCTAAAAATTCTGCAAAAGTCGTTTGTAATTGTGTATTGGTATCGTTCATTTTTTCTTTTCCTTAAGTCTTTTCTTTTCTGCTCGAGCTTCTCGATTTTTTCTTAATCTTTCTGAATTAGCATCAACCATTTCTTGATGTGATTCAAAACTATAAAGAAATAGTTCTTTTTCTACTACCTTTAACTCTCTAAGTAGCCGCCGGAGATTTCTCATCCTTGGGATACTTATCAATTTCATATAGTCCTGATGACAATTATGATATTCTACAACCAAGGTAACAAAACGATTGTAGGTTTCTTTGTATTTGTCTAGTTTAGGCGTCGACATAATCAACATCATTACTGTAACTGGTAAAACCGTTTTCTTTAATTACTCTTAAAACGTTGTTCACACGCCCTATTAACTCGTCCTTGTGTGATATTAAGTATATATTCTTATTGCGTTCCCTGGCCATCTTTTTTAGGACCGCTAGAGCACTTTCTACACCTGCAGCATCCATTCCAGCATCAACTAATTCGTCGATAAACAATAAATTAATATTTTGATACAGTCCTTCCCAAACATCTCGGAAAGCAAAACTCAAACTTAAAATTAATCTATTACGTTCACCACGTGACAAGTTGTCAAAATCAAGATCTTGTCCTAGTTGTGTAATTTCAACATTCAAGTCATTGAGGAAAATTACACGATGTGGAAGACCTAGTTTATCAATATAGTATCCAAGTCTCTTGTTTAGATAATTTAAATTCTGATCAATAATCTTTTTACGAACAAAACTATCTTTGTTGGTTAAGAGTTTGTATAAAAATTCTTGATGATCGCGTAACTTGGTTAAGCTGTTAATTGAATCCCAGCTAACTTCTTGGATAGCTGTACGATTCAATTCTTGTATTTGTTCTTCGTAGGGATTTGGCTCATCAATTTTGGTAGTTAGATTTTTTTCTAACTGATCTAAATTATTTTTATGCCCTAGTGCTTCTGCTTCTGTATCATAAAATGTAACAGGTCTATGCGGAATATCTCCAGTACCTATTTCTTCTACGATTTGTTTAAGCTGGGCTGTTACTCTTTGGAAATATTCGTAGGCTTCGTCAAAATGTTTGTTAGCAGTAGCAGTCATTTCTTCATGCTTATGATCATGAAGTTCCTGCTCGCAAGCATGACACTTTTTATTTCCTAGACTTTCTAATTCTGTATTATATTTCTTAAGAGTCTTTTCAGCTTGGATTACAGCAGATTCTAATGTGGCTTTTTGTTTGTTCAGTCCGCGAATTTTAGTATCTAATTCTTCCCACTCTTTTAAAGAAGTATGCAATTTTAATTCAGCATCAATGTCCACGCTTTCTAATTTCATTATAGCGCGACCAAGACTTTCAATGTCTGTGTCTTTTTTAGTTTCCCAGGCAGAACTTTTAATCTTTAAGCTATCAATACTCTTTTGAACATTGTCGTTGGCGGTTTTAACACCTTCAATTCTGAATTGTTCTTTTTGTATTTGGTCTTTAGTTTCTTTGACTATAACTTTTAAAGCTTCTGCTTTTTCACTTAATTGAGTAATGCCTAATAACTGCTCAATAACTTCTCGTTGATCGGCGGCTCGCATACTAAGGAACGGTTCTGTGTAAGTATTCAGTGCTACCAGGTGCTTAAACATAGTGTGAGACATTTCAAGCATTTGTTCAATGGCTTTTTGTGTTTCGCGACTATCGCCTTGACTGTCATCTTCTTCTTTAGACTCGATCTGATGATCGTTGATAAACAACTTGAGAACATTAGGCTTACGTCCTCGTTCTATTCTATACTTAATACCTTGTTTTTCAAACTCAGCAGTGACCAACATGTGTTTCCCGTTGGTCTTATTGATCAAGTTTTCTTTTTTGATATTTGTTAGTGCTTGTCCGTACAATGCGTAACTTAAAGCATTAATAATAGTAGTCTTACCTGTGCCGTTACGTGAACCTGTGTCGTCCCCGCCCAAGTCAATGTTTGCTCCTAACACAAGAGTAAGATGCTCTTTGTCAAAATCCACTGCTTGGGTCTGATTGCCCACGCTCATAAAGTTTTTTACGGTTAAATTTTTTAGCTTAAACATTAAAGATTATTATAAATTTCTAGTAGAGTTGCTTTATCAAAGTCTTTGGAATCGATGTTAACTAATTGTTCTGTGACAATTTGATCAACACTTTCAAACTTTTGATCTGGATTATCGTCTATTGTACCATCTAAGTTGGTTTTATCTTGTATCAGACTTATTTCTCTGATATCGTAGTCTTTAACAAACGTTTCTTTGATAAAATTAGCTTCTTCGTAACTGATGTCAATATCTAAATTTACTTTGATATACATCTTGCTTTTCATAATGCTTTCGGCATTGTCGATTAAATCGCTGAGTTTAACAACTCTAAACTTAGGACAGTCGGGCCAGTCTATAAACTTAGGTTCGCCGCCCCACTCTAACGTCATCATACCGCGTTGATCATCGCCTACGTCGGCAAAGTTGTGTGGAAACGCATTGCCCATGTAAACAATTTTATCTCGTTGCTGACGCTTGTGGAAGTGTCCGCTGAACACATAATCTTGATGTTGGAAATGATGTGATTGTAGCTCTCCGTGGTCTGGCATCTGTACCATCGCGTTCATAAAGAACAATGGTAATTCAAAATGTCCAAACATGTATTTGCTTTTGATTTTAGAAATGTCTTTCCATTCGTCACCTACCAACCACGGTACTAAAGTCACATCACCAATGGTGGTTACTGTTTCGACTACAGTAACGCCTGGAATATGTCGTCCAAAAGCAGAGCTATGAATATCTCTCTTGTCCTTATAGAACAAATCGTGATTGCCTGGAAACCAGAAGAACTGCTCAAATGCAGCTCCTAATTTTTCCAAGCATCTGATACTTGTATCAAGTGTAATTAAGTTTAGACTGTTACGATTATGGCTCCAGTCCCCAAGAAAGATACAGGTTTCGCATCCTTCTTTTTGGGCTTCTTCGATAAACCAATCTACAAATTCTTCACAGTCTTTTAAATGTGTTGCTGAATTACTTTTTAGTCCAAAGTGTATGTCAGTAAAACACGCTACCTTTTTAAACAAGGGCATATATTATTGTTCTCCTACAGCGAGTTTAGCAGACTTATAGAACAAATGTCAAGCCTCTGTTTCGTCGTTAGGTGTTTCTTCTTCAACAACTTCTTCCTCGGAAGTTTCCTCAGTTTTTGGCATCCTGAAGTTTTTATATATTTCTGCTTGTCTGGCAATTTCTTCTGCGTATAACTGTGAATTTTGTCTAGTCATACTAGGAGTTAGTCCAGCGTCTTCTAATAGATCGTCTCTGATATTTTGACTCTTTTTCTCAACGTTTAAGATTCGAGTAAAAGAATTAGTAACGGCTGCGGTATAGTAAGCAAATGGATTGTCTGATTTACTTTCGTCAAACTGTAAACCAATCTGCGATAATTGTAGAATAGCTTGGCCTTTCATCTCGTCAACATAGGTATAACCTCGCCAGTTACTACGCTGTGCGTATCTTTCAGACAATTTAATAAACATTTTACCTAAGTTTTCGGTGATTCTTCCGTGATCTTTGCTAAAGTGTCCTGTAGTGATAGGGCCTTTCCAATGGCTCTTTCCTATACATATAAGTTCATCTGCGTCGTTAAATTTCCAATGTTGGAATGGAGGAAAGTTAACTTTATCGTGTGCGTCTGCTGTGCTTTTAACAGTCTTTTTTCTACCAGGTGCTTGTGGAATATGATCAAATGTCATAATACGTATTACAACATCGGTCTTGGCTATTGTCTTGTAATCAGGAGTAACATCAAGTAGTTTTGTTTTTTTATCTCCCGATGCCCTGGCAATGTTAAATGCTTCTACACCAAGTCTTTTGGCTTTAGCACGTTTAGCATCTGCTATTGTTCTTATGTTAATCTTATCTAAACTTGATAAAATGATATCGTATTGATGATATTCTGGTTTTTCAAAAACTGAAAACGAACATTTGCTACGATGTATTTCTGTTAATAAATCCCTGTTATTTAGATATTTTACTTTTTTTGGTAAAACGGAAATTGATATGGTCATGTTTTTATTATTATCCTTGTGTTGTAATTATAACACACTTTTTGGCAAGGTCAACCGAAATATATAATATTAGCATTTTATTTATTGAGTAAATACACTATAAGGGAAAAAATCTATGGCAGATCTTACCGATCTTAATAATCAAAAAGACGAGTTAACAGCTCGGGCACAAAGTCAAATTAGCGATTACCAGAATGCTCTTGGTAATCTTTCTAGTGCTCAAGGCGGTGGAGGAACAGCGGCTGAAATAGCATCTGCTCAAACTGCGGTTGACGATGCTAAGTCTATGCTTGATGATACCAAAGATTCATTAAAGCAGGTAGAACAACAAATTGCAGCGGCAACACCTGAACCTACTACCAATGTATCTCAGTCGGATGTTGTTAATGAAGCAAAACAAGCTTCTGCCACCATACTAGGTGATACCTCACAGTTTGCGTTATCCTTAAAAAGTTCTCTAGGACTTGGTTTAAAATCATTAATAGGATTTGGTGCTTTACCAAAAAAACCCGTTAGGGCCAAAGTTAACACTTTAAACTCTAGGAACGAGCCAATTAACGACGATCTTAGAGTTAAGATACGTGTTCCTTCAGAATACTACCAATCATCATTTACACAAGGTCTTAATGGTGAATTGTCAAATTTAACAGGAATTATTTTTCCTTATACTCCAACAATTAGCTACGAACACAAAGCTGATTACAATTCTCAAAGTCCTATTCATAGCAATTTTGCTGTGTATTTTTATAAAAACAGTTCTGTAAGTCCTATAAGCATATCTGGAAAGTTTACAGTACAAAACGAAAAAGACGCAGGTGTTTATCTTGCCACAGTTCACATGTTAAGGTCTTTAATGAAAATGAGATCAGGAGGGACTAGAATGGATCCTTCAAGCGGAAGCCCGCCTCCTGTTTGTCGGTTAGATGCCTACGGAGACTTTATGTTACAAAATGTTCCTGTGGTAATTTCTAGCTACCGAGTTGAATTGCCCGACAACGTTGATTATTACACTATTGGAAAAACAGGCGGAGTTGGTGAAAGTACGTACAGTAAAACATCTGTTCCTACCTTATCAACTATCGCAATAACATGTATTCCTGTCTATAGTAGACGTGAAATGCAAGAATTTGCGGTAACAGATTGGTTAGGAACTAGCGCCGCAAGGAAGGCAGGATTTCTATAATGACAATATATAATAAAACCAGTCCTTATTATAAGACAAGCACTGAAAATGGATATTTAGACATCATGGAATTTAGAGATATTCCTGCTGAACGTGATGATATATCATTTACGGTTACTAAAAATTACGAATATAGACCTGATTTACTTGCCTATGATTTATATGGCGATGTTAATTTATGGTGGGTGTTTTCAATAAGAAATAAAAATTTAATAAAAGATCCTATCTACGATTTAGAATCTGGACTACAAATTTATTTGCCAAAGTTAACTACAATTAAATCTGCGCTAGGAATATAAAATGGCTGGAGTACCGAGTTCTTCTCCTGGAAGGGTTAATAATACAACACCAAACGTATCTACAGCTACGGTTAAAACTGTTGAGTCGTCTACCCCTGTAACTGATATAACAAAAAGAGAAGTATTATTTTCGGGCCAGTCGAATGTTTTAAATGGTTATAGAAGCTATACCTATAAGTGGACACTGGCAGCTTTAAAACCGGGATACGACAAAAAACCTGAATTATATAGATCCTCTACACTTGATCTGGTAATTTTAGAATCTGGAGGTAAAGGAACTAGGGGAATAGTTTCTCCTGATGATCTTGCTACTAAGATAGCAGAGGCAAATAAAAACTATGATAGAGTTGCCACTGACCAAGCCGCTACAGTTGATTCTGTTAAGGCAGCTGAACGAGAAAAATCTTCTACTCTAGAAAGACTTAATTCTACTGAAGGACTAGTAGCGGCATTTAATGCTGAAAGCCCTGGTAGATTTGATATGTTCATTGACCGGGTTGAAATTTATTCTATTTTTGGCATTGGTGAAAGTGGACAACAAGTGTCGCAGCCAAATTCAATTAAATTTGAAATTGTAGAACCTTATAGTGTTAATGGTTTTATGGAAGCATTACAAGTTGCTGGGGTTGCGGCAGGAAATGCCAGCTACCTACAAAGTAACTATGTTCTTAAATTAGAATTTTTAGGATATCCTGATAATGATTTAACTGAACTACGTCCTCCTGAAGTTATACCAAATAGTTCAAGATACTTTCCATTTAGATTTTTGAATGTTGAAATGGAAATTACAGAATCGGGAGCAAAATATAGATGTTCAGGGAATCCTATAAACGAAAAAGCCTACGGTAATCCTGATGTTCTTAAAGAACCTACATCAGCATCTGGTAGTAAAGTTGGAGAAGTACTAAAAGATTTAATTGGAAAATTAAATGATCAAATAAAAAGAAATTCTCAAAATAGTAAAACCGCTACTACTCTAAATAGTAACCAAGACGAATACGATATTAAATTTCCTGTATGGGATAGTAAAAATGGTTGGGACTTTGAAAAAGAAAACGACATAGCTAAAGCAGATATTATAAAAATTTTAAAAGATCCTGCTGTTTATAAATTTCCAGATCCTGCTAAACAAGAGAACAAAGGCAAGAGTAACTATAATCCTAGAAGAAGTAACTCTCCTAGGGCCAACTCGTCAGCCGGTGGAGGAAGAGGAACTGCCACTGATCCTAGACGCACAGACGCACCAGATCCTAATTCAGTTATGTTACATCCAGGTGCTGGCGGAAGTAAGCCACAGATTCAATTTAATGAAAAGGCATTGATATCACATATCATTCCTGCGATTATAAGAGACAGTGAATATCTTAAAGATATTTTAAAGGACATTGATAAAAATGTTGATCAATTTGGTTATATTGATTATTTTTTACTTAGAACAGAAGTTGTAAAAAAAGATGATTACGATCCTATTGCTAAAAGAAATTACGAAAAATATACATTTATTGTTTCGCCATTTAAGATACATTTTACTAAGATTCCAGGTTATCAGTCACATAAAGTACCAGAGTCAAAACTAAAAGTTTTAAGTACAAGAGAATACAACTATCTTTATACAGGAAAAAATGTAGATGTACTAGGGTTTAAATTAAACTTTAACAATTTGTTTTTTGAAGCAGTTCCAGTAAACAACGGTAATACTGAACAACCTAACTCTAAACAAGGTATTGCTAGGGAAGGGTCTTCTGTAGTCAGGAATACTGGCGCTGGAGGATCTAAAGAAGAAATTTCTCAAAGGAATGTTCCTACTCCACAATCTGCTACTAATCCTGATAGTCTTAATGTTGTATCAGGTACAGTAACAGGTAATCAACGACAGGATGATCCTTATTCTATTCTGGCTAAGAATATGCACACTGCTATTACTAACTCTAAAGCTAGTATGTTATCAGGCGATTTAGAAATATTAGGTGATCCGTTTTTCTTGGTAACAGGAGGTATGGGAAATTACAATCCTAAACCGTCAGGCGGTGGTCCTCAATCTACATTAGATGGGGAAGCTAATCAAGTATACGGAGAAGTTCTTATAACTATTAATTTTAGAAATCCTGTTGATATTAATAGTTTAGAAAAAGGTGGATTACACCTCTTTGATAAAAAACGTGTGCCGTTTAGTGGAGTATACAGTGTACAAAATGTAACTAGTACATTTCAAGACGGAGTGTTTAAACAAAAAATAAATGTACTAAGAGCACCTGGGCAAGTTCTTGACGAGTTTACAAATCCAACCAACAAAACAGAAACATTAGCAAGTCAATATAGACTTACTCCTAAGGCTATTGATTCTCCAATGGCGTCAACCACCGTAGGTATTCCTGCTGGAGACAGACCAGATACTCTTAATTTGTTATCACAACAACAACGAGGGTTGCCTAGTCCAGGATTACCAGGTGTATTAAGTAATTTTACAGCAGCCGCAGGAGGCCTTGGAGGAAACGCATCAAATTTATTAAGTCAAGTTAGTGGTGCTGTAACCAACGGTATAGGAAAATTAACTGCTGCAGCAAGTGTGTTTGGCGGAGCAATACCCGGCGGTGCTGATCAGTTAGCATCAGGTATAAGATTAAATGCCGCAGGTGTAACAAACTTAGCACAGTCAGTTTTAGGGTCTGCTGCATTGGTTAGCCAGGTATCTAATTCTTTACAAAACTCATTCCCTGTAACAAATGTAGCTGTTAATTTAGCAAGTAGTATTGTATCTAAAGCAAATTCTGTTATTAATTCTGTGTCTGCTCCTGGCAGCGGCATTGGCGCTGGTGCGTCTGTGTTTATAGAAAAGTCAGCAGTTGCCGCCGCAACATCGGTTGCTGTAGCATCAGCATCTAGTGTACCCGATTCGGCAAGTTTACAAATTGCTGGAACTACAGCATTACCAACAGATATAAGATCTATTTCAGGAATTGGTTCAAGTCTTAGTGGGGATTCGTTGGCTAGAGTTGCAGCATTAGGTTCTGCGTCAAAAGACATAGTAAATGGAATTGGAGATAAAATTAAAAGTTTAACTAATGGAGTATCAACAGACCCTACGGCAATAGCAAGTAAATTTGGTATCAATGCTCAACAGTTATCAGGATTAAGTGGAAATTTACAAAGCAAAATCTTGTCACAGGTTGCTGACATTTCAAAGAGTATACCAGCAGATACTGATTTATCAAAAGCAATGTCACAAGGATTAGTAGTAGATTTTATACCTGCTAAAAAATTTGCTAATATACCAGCATCGATGCCATATACCGTTGCTTCAGCCGCTGAGGTTAATCAAGCAGATCTACAATCTATTGCTGCCAAAGGAGGCCCTGCTGCATTAGCAAGGGCATTCGGAGTTAGTGATGTAACAAAGATTTCTTCTGATTTATTACCTGCTGACTTAAAAACAAATATTTTAAGCAGTGTTGACACAAACTTAAATAACCCACTAGCAAGTTTAAAAACACAATTTGGCTCAATTGATTCTAAAGCACTTGGTGATAAATTATTATCAGCAAAATCTCAACTATCAAGTATTTCCGGGACTTTAGGACAATCGGTTGAGTCAAAATTAAGTTCCGTTAATGCCATTGTGGGTAGCACAGTAAACAGTGGCGGAAATCTTGCTCTTAGTGTAACTTCACAGTTCGGTAGTGTAGCTTCCGGCAATAGTCCTTTAGAAAAATTAATCAATAACAACAACGGGGGAGCTTAATTTAAATGGGAATTGAAACAAGAGGCCTGGCCAAATTACCATCGCCTGGACCATTTTTAGCTGAAATCACCAATCACTTAGATCCTATGTACATGGGCAGTCTCGAGGTTTCTCTAATCAAAGGTATGCCTGGGTCTGTTAAGGCACAGTCGGCTACTTACATTGTTAAGTATATGAGTCCTTTTTATGGAGTAACATCAGTTAGATTTGAAGGAACAAATGCCAGCGATTTTAATGACGTACAGAAATCTTATGGCATGTGGATGGTGCCACCTGATGTTGGAACAACTGTTATGGTCATTTTTGTCGACGGTGACCCTAATCAAGGATATTGGATAGGTTGTATTCCAGACGCATTCCAAAATCATATGGTTCCTGGAATTGCTGCCACTAAGCAAGTTAACGTTACATCTGAACAAAGACAAAAATATGGAACTGATTATCTGCCAACTGGCGAATTTTTAAAAGGTATATCGAAGCAAACTTTAGATCCTAACAAGCAATCAAAACCTGTACATCCTTTTGCTGATAGATTGTTGTCTCAAGGATTGTTACTTGACAATGTTCGCGGAGTAACATCATCAAGTGCTCGTAGAGAAGTTCCTAGCGGTGTGTTTGGTATTAGTACTCCTGGACCGTTAGATACTAGTTCGGGTGCTAAACGAGGTAAAGTTGGTTATGATGGAGATGTTAAAACACCTGTTAGTAGATTAGGTGGTAGTACCTTTGTCATGGACGACGGTGACACTGATGGACAAAACGAACTTGTGCGTATTAGAACAAGAACAGGGCATCAGATACTATTACATAACAGTCAAGATTTAATTTATATTGCTAACAGCAAAGGTACTGCGTGGATTGAAATGACCAGCAGAGGCAAAATAGATATCTATGCCAAAGATAGTATTAGCATACATACAGAAAATGATTTTAACTTCCGTGCTGATCGTGACATTAATTTAGAAGCAGGTAGAAATGTTAATATCAAAGCAATTGGTAACATGGAAACTAATGTACACGGACATTACTTTTTAATGGTCGATGACGAGGCTAAGATTTCTATTAGAAATGACAAACATGAAGTTGTAGGTAAAGATAATAAGATTACAGTAGGTCAAGATTATCACTTAGGAGTTAATAAAGATATATTAATTTCTGCCGGAGACCAATATAATCTTGCTGCCGAAGGCGAAATTAGACAAGGTACTGGTTCTAGTTTTCATATAGGAGCCTCTGGCGCATTATATGAATCTGCTAGCGAAATACAAATGAACGGATCAACTGCCGCTTCTGCTCCGGATACCCCAACAGCGGCAGTACAACCTCCGCCTTTATCTACATACCAACTGCCTAACAGAAAAAAATCAGCAGGATGGTCAAATGGCAATTTTTATAAAGCAGATCCTGTTAAAAGTATCATGCAAAGAATGCCAACATTCGAGCCGTGGGATCAACACGAAAACGTTAATCCTGATAAATTTGATCCTGGGAGAACTGATAACACTTTACAAAGTAGAGAAGCGGCAGGTGTTGCTCCTAACCCTAATCAGGGAAAAGTTGATCCAGTTAATCCGCCAGATATTGTTCCGGGAACCTGCGATCCTAAGTATGCCAAAGAAATAAATGCTACTGCCGCACAACCTGGTATATCAGCATTAAAAGCTGCCTGTGCTAAATTTAATATAACTTCTCCAATTGCTATTGCCGCAATATTGGGTATTGCTGGAGGAGAAAGTAAATGGAAGTTAGTAACAGAAAGTTTCAATTATACATCTGCTGACAGGTTGCTACAGGTATTCCCTAGTGTGTTTAAAGGCGATAGAGATTTAGCAAACCAGTACGTTGGAAATCCTAATAATAGTCTGCCAGAATTTTTATATGGCTATCAAGGATCCAAAGGCAAGGGCATGGGTAATACCCAAACAGGCGATGGTGCAAAGTTTATAGGTAGAGGATACATTCAGTTAACTGGACGTAGCAATTATACAAAATATAGCAAAGCATTATATGATAGAGGTATTGTAAGTTCCGCATCGGCATTGGTAGACAATCCTGATCTAGTCAATGATCAGGCAATCGCAGCCGCGGTAGTATGTGCTTATTTTATCGATAGAGTAAAAGTATCTCAAACAGATGCTGGATATTTTGAAGCGGCCTACAGAGCAGTAGGATTATGTACACCTGATATTCATGCCGCCAAACAAGCATTCTACGAATGTTTCTTAGGACAATTAACAGGCGGAATCGTACAAACAGGATCGGGTACTATCTTAACAACCAGTGATGGAACACCTGTAAAAACTGGGGTTGGAAAATAAAATAAATATATTATGCCTTACAAAAATATCGAAATTGGTGATCCTAAAACTGTTGTACAGAAAGTTGTACAACAAAGTCAGTTTTATAAAGGATTTAGTTCTACCAGCAACAGTAATGCTGGTAGTAGATTATTTGATTTTGATCTTGTAAAACAAGATATTATTAATCATTTCAACACACGCAAAGGAGAGCGTGTAATGAATCCTACATTTGGTACTATCATATGGGATTTATTAATGGAGCCATTAACTGACGAAGTTAGGGCCGCTCTTAGAGATGACGTGGATAGAATTTGTAATTTTGATCCTCGTGCTACTCCTACGCAGATTGATTTAATAGAACAAGAAGGTGGATATATTTTAGAAATAACATTGGTCTTGAATAATACAGATCAATCAACCAATCTTAGACTATCATTTAATCAGGAACTAGGGTTGCAGGTACAATAATATACCTGGATAATAACTCAAATAAATAGGTTATACAGAATAAAATTATGATCCCATCCACCAACAGTAAACTTTTAGTCGCAGAAGATTGGAAAAAAATATACCAAAGTTATCGTAATGCTGACTTTAAAAGCTATGACTTTGAAACAATTCGAAGAACCATGATTCAATATCTTCAGGAAAACTATCCTGAAGACTTTAACGATTTTATTGACAGCAGTGAATACATTGCTCTTATTGATTTAATTGCTTATCTAGGACAGAACCTAAGTTTCCGAATTGACTTAAATGCTCGTGAAAACTTTTTAGAGACAGCACAACGTAGAGATAGCATACTTAGATTAGCACAGTTGGTAAGTTATGTTCCTAAACGTAATACTCCTGCCAGTGGATTTTTAAAAATTACAGGCGTGTCGACTACTGATTCTGTTGTAGACTCCAGTGGCGTTAACCTTGCAAATACAACTGTATCATGGAACGATTCCAGTAATGTAAATTGGTACTCACAATATCTTACTATTTTTAATTCAGCAATGGCTGGATCGTATGTTTTTGGAAGACCGTATGATAGAAAAACTATTGACGGAGTTTTAACAGAACAATATAGAATTAACAGCGCCAATACTGACATTCCATCGTTTAGTTTCTTAAAAGATATTAACGGTACTAATATGAATTTTGAGGTTGTCAGTGCTACTTTCTCTGGAGAATCTGCTATCTACGAAGATCCTCCAAGACCTGCTAACACATTGGGGTTAATTTATAAGAACGACAATCAAGGAGCAGGAAGTAGTAACACAGGATTCTTTGCTCATTTTAAACAAGGTTCATTGGGCCTTGCTAGTTTTTCAATTGATACACCTGTTCCTAATGAAATTATAGGTATCAATACTCCGGGGATCAATGATACCGATGTATGGTTATGGCAATTAGGCTCTAACAATAATTTTTCTACATTGTGGACTAAAGTTCCGGCTATCACTGGAAATAATGTAATCTATAACAGTATTAATAAAAGCGAAAGAAACGTATACAGTATCTCCTCTAGAGATCAGGATCAAATTGATTTAAGTTTTGCCGACGGTAGCTTTGGTAATTTGCCTAAAGGTCAGTTTAGATTAATATATAGAACAAGTAACGGTTTAAGTTATACAATTAAACCTGAGCAAATGGCAGGCATAACAATTGAACTTCCTTATTATAATAAAAGTGGGCAATCTCATACACTAACATTAACATTGAGCCTACAATATACTGTTAATAATAGTTCTGGCCCTGAAAGTAATGCTAGTATTCAAAATAAAGCACCGCAATCTTATTATACACAAAATAGAATGGTTACGGCAGAAGATTATAACATTGCTCCGTTAACATTAGGTAGTGATATTTTAAAAGTTAAAAGTGTTAATAGAGTAAGCAGTGGAATTAGCAAGTATTTTGATTTAAGCGACATTAGTGGAAAATATGGTCGTACAAATATATTTGCCACAGATGGTATTGTTTATAAAAACGAACACGAAGGGTCTTTTGAATTTGATTTTACAAATAAGAATGAAGTGTTCTCGATTATTAAAACAAAGCTAGAACCTATTGTTTCTTCTAATTCTATGAGATCATTCTACATGGATCGATATGCTAGACCAGATCTTGGATATTTAAATTTAGAATGGAGTCAGGTTAACAATATTGCCGAATCTAGCAGAGGATATCTATATAACACTTCAACAAATATAGCTCAGTCTGTAGCAGGTTTTACTGACAGTAATTTAAAATATATTGCTCCTGGAGCATTGGTAAAATTTGTTCCTTCGGCTGGATATTTCTCATCAAAAGGTGCTCAGGTTCCGGGACAAAGCCAATCTACTCAAAATTATATTTGGGCTAAAGTAGTTCAAGTTATAGGCGACGGATCAAACAGTGGATTAGGAGCATTGGATGATGGAACAGGTCCTATAATTCTTAGCGATGTTATACCATCAAACGCAGTCCCTGTTGAAGTTATACCTAAGTTTGTTAATATATTCACGTATGCCTTTGAAAGCGAATTAGTTTCGTTATGCTTATCTCAAAGAAATTTTGGATTGTCATTTGATAGATTCACCCGAACATGGAATATTATTTCTGATACAAATATTAATTTAACAGATCCTTTTAGCTTCAACTATCAAAAAGATGTTAGTAATTCTGCCAAAGATTCAAGTTGGTTGGTAGCATTTACATGGACAGGAAAAAATTATAAAGTTAGATATCGTGTAACTGATTACATTTTTGAAAGTGAAAAAGAAACAGCGTTTTTTATTGATCCTAATAATGTTAGCTATGATTATACATCAGACACTGTTATAAAAGATCAAGTTAATATACTTTCAATCAACACAGCGGTTGTTCCTGCCACTGCCGTTAACACATCAACTTATGGAAGTTTAGGTTCAGATTACACATGGCAAATTGATAATTCTATTATTGAACCTGACGGTTATGTTGAGCCTAAAAAAGTTAAGATAAGTTTTTACGATTACAATAATTTAGGTCAGATCACAGACCCCGATGCTTTTAATAATGTTGTTGCTCCTTTGTCAACTAGTACAGTAACAGGTTTTAATGACAAGTTTGTTTATTTTTATAAAACAGCAGGTGGCGTCCGTTACGAATTAACTTCAACTAATATTTTAGCTTATCCAACTGAAGCTGATGTAAATGTAACTCCTGCCGACGGAGATTTATTCTATTTCTACGACGAAACTATTAATGTTGTAAAAAAATATTCAGTGGACGCTGTTAACATAGAATCAACTTGGGTCTACCAGCCAAATTATTTTGCCTACCCTGGTAGAAGTAATTTAAAATTTCACTATGTTCACAACAGCGGAGAAGATAGAAGAATTGATCCAAGCAAGAGTAATTTAATGGATGTTTATTTGCTTACATCTCAATACGATACAGATTATAGAAGTTGGTTATCAACAAGTGCTGGAGCAGAACCCTTACCTCCAACTAGCTCAAGTCTTTCACAAAATTATTCTTCAAAACTTGATTCTATAAAAACAATCAGTGATGAAATAATTTTTCAACCTGTAAAATATAAAATATTATTTGGTTCAAAAGCCAATGTTAATTTACAGGCAACTTTTAAAGCAGTTAAAAATCCTTATGTTCCTACCAGCGACAATGATTTAAAAACTAGAATTCTTTCTGCTATCAATGATTTTTTTGCCCTGGAAAATTGGGACTTTGGACAACCATTCCATTTTAGTGAACTAGCAACATACGTAATGAACTTAATGACACCTGACATAACAAATTTTGTAATAGTACCAAAATCAAATAATTTTGGTAGTCTCTACGAGGTAGCTTGTTTGACTAACGAGATTTTTATTAGTGGCGCAACCGTTTCTGATATAGAAATAATTGATGCTATCACAGCAAGTCAGTTGAATACAACATCAATTATAACTAACAGCGGAACTTAAAATGGCAAATAAAAAGATTAAATCAGTTAACCTGTTACCTGAAATATTTAAGTCTGATAAAAATAAAAAGTTTTTATCAAGTACACTTGACCAGTTAATACAACCTGCTGATTTAGAACGCATTGATGGATATGTTGGATCAAAAATTACTCCAACATATAATCCTGAGAGCGATATTTACTTACAAGAAACCAACAAGTTACGTAAAGATTATAGTCTTGAACCCGCAATGGTAGTTTATAATACTACCAGTGAAATTCAGAAGGTAGTTGCCTTAGATGATTTAACAAACGAAATTTCTGTATATGGTGGAATAAACAATAACCTTGATAGACTATATGGTCCTCAGTATTATTCTTACGATCCTCAAATTGATTTAGATAAATTTGTTAATTATCAAGAATATTACTGGTTAGTAACAGGGCCCGATACTGTTGAAATAACAGGAACTCCTAGAAATTCAACTAGTACATACGTTGTTCGTAATTCAGATGTATCTTTTATTTTTACTCCTGATGGTATAAATGAAGATCCTTTAATAACTTTATACAGAGGAAATACCTACAATTTTCAATTAAATTCTGATAAGAATTTATATATTAAGATTGCTCCATCCCCTGCTGATCAAGATCTGTATTCTGTTAACACAACTAATAATGGAACATCAACAGGCATACTTACAATAGTTGTTGATGTTAATACTCCTAGCACACTATACTATGCTAGCGATGATAGAAATTTCCAAGGCAAGATCCTTGTAAAAGATTCAACTGAAAATTCTATTATTAACGTTGAAAAAGAAGTTATTGGAAAAAAGAATTATAAATCTGGTAACGGAATTGATTTATCAAATGGAATGAAAATTAGATTTGGCGGTACTGTTACTCCTACATTCTATCAAGATAAAGAATTTTTTATTGAAGGAGTCGGGGATTACATTCGCTTGATTGATTACAATTCTTTATTAAATCAATCAGTACTTGGTACACAGTATGATGATAATTTTGATGCCACTCCGTTTGATGATTATCCGTTTGACACTTTTAAAAATCTTCCTCTAACTCCAGAGTATGTTACTATCAATAGAGCAAGCAGAGATTTAAATCCTTGGACACGTTATAATAGATGGTTCCACTCTAGTGTTATTAAAAAGAGTGCTGAACTAAATGGTATAGATGCTACATACCCTGCTGACTATAGAGCTAAAAGACCTATTATAGAATTTAAAGCCAATTTACAATTATATAATTTTGGTAAAGTTGCGATTAAGGGTGTTGATCTAATAGATACACGCTCAACTGAAGTTTTTAAAATTGTTGAAGGCTCTGCGGGATACTGGGTTGATGGTGTTTTGCTTGAACAAGGACATAGAGTAATTTTTAATAATGATAAAGATTCAAAAGTTAGAGGAAAAATCTACGAAGTAAATTACATTATTATTAAAAATTCAGCTAGAATGCAGTTAAAAGAAGTTGTTGACCCAACAACTGGAGATTCCATAAGCGTGGCATTAGGAGATACTAATGGCGGAGCTAGTTATTACTTCGATGGCGATAAATGGATAAGATCACAACAACATAATAGATTAAATCAGTTTCCTAGATTTGATTTATTTGATAATAATGGATACAGTTATAGTAACAAATCTGTTCATTTAAGTAATTTTGCAGGAAATTCTGTATTTGGTTATTCTGTAGGAACAGGAGACAATGACGCGGTCTTAGGTTTTCCTTTAAAATATAAAAATAGTTCAGGTGTAGGAAGTTATCTATTTAGAAATTACTTTATGACAGGGAAATTTTCTATAACAGAAAATGAATATTCTACTACATCTACTACTGTATCTACAGCGTTGACTTATCTAAGGATTAATGATGAGCAAGGAGATAAGTTTGTTAATGTATGGAGACAAGCTGAACATTATCAAATTCCAATCTTACAATTTCAAACGCTAACATCTAATACATCTACTATTGAAATTAATTGTATAGACAATCCTCAAATTACTGATTTAACATTAGATGTTTTAGTTAATAATAATAAAATACAAACTTCTGAATATTCTATAGAGACTGTTAATGGAAGATTATCTGTTAATTTTGTAACAGAACAATCTTCTAATTCAACTGTGTTATTAAAAGTTTACACAGATAAACCGACTAATAATAATGGATTTTACGAAACACCGTTGGGATTAACAAATAACCCATTAAACGGTCCGATTGCTGAGATGACACTTTCAGAGATTAGTGATCATACTCAAACAATGGTTTACAGAGATTCTAACTGGAGTGGTGTATTTCCTGGAGTTAGTAATATTAGGGATTTACCTGAATTTACAGCCTATGGAAGTAGATTAATTTCAAATGCTACTCCTATGCCTTTTGCTCAGATGTTTATTGGTAATCCTGAACACAATGTAGTAAGTGCTATCCAACGATCTGCTAGTTGGTATTCTCAATTCAAATTAGAATTTTTAAGAAGAATATCAAATTATTCAGATCAAAAAAACCCAATTGACGCAGTTGACGAAATACTTAAAGCTATTAATTTTAGAAAGAATATTTTATCTCCTTATTATCTTTCAGATATGGTAGCATATGGACAGGATAAAACAGTAAGAACATGGACAGTTACTAGTGTTAGAAATACTGTATATCCAATATCTTCAGATTTTAATTTAACAACATTAAGTTTAAGATCTGTTTTAGTATACCTAAATGGTGTTCAGCTGTGTGTTGACTTAGACTATGAATTTTTACCAAACGAAGGTTCTGTTAATTTTATAAGAACACTACAAGAAGGTGACGTAATTGAAATACACGACTATTCAAATACCGAAGGTTGTTATATTCCTCCAACACCTACTAAGTTAGGTTTATATCCTAAATTCAGACCTCACAAATATAAAGATTTTACGTTTATAGGAACAAGACATAAAAACGTCATACAAGGGCATGACGGTAGTATAATGCTGGCTTACAACGATTATAGAGATAGTATAATTGTAGAGCTAGAGAGAAGAATTTACAATAACATTAAAGTTCAATACAGAGAAGACCTGTTCAGCATAAATGATGTTATTCCTGGCGCATTTAGAAAAACAGAATATTCCAATGACGAAGTAACTCAAATATTACAAGCTGATTTTATGAATTGGGCAGGAATTTTTGGCATTGATTACCAAAATAACGATTCATTTGATGAAGCAGATCCCTTTACATGGAATTATACAGGTACATACAATACTTTAACAGACACTAATATATCTGGGTATTGGAGAAATATTTACAAATATTTTTATGATACAGATTACCCTCACACAAGACCTTGGGAAATGCTTGGCATTGCTGTTAAGCCAAGATGGTGGGATAGCGAATACGGTCCAGCACCGTATACCTCTGGTAACGAATTGCTATGGACAGATATTGAACAAGGTAGAATAAAACAAGGAACTAATGCTGGAATTAATAGCAGATATGCTAGACCCGGCTTAAGTCAAATATTACCAGTCGATGAAACTGGAAAATTAATATCTCCTGATGTATTAATTGCTAAAAATTCAACTCCATTTAACAGAAGACAAAATTGGAAATTTGGTGATATGGGCCCGGTAGAAACTTCTTGGAGAAGAAGCAGTCAGTGGCCGTTCGCTGTTCAACGATTACTTGCGTTAACCAAACCCTCAACCTATGCGGCATTGATGTTTGACACATCGCGTATGAACAAAAACATTGCTGGACAATGGACATACGGTGATAATAATTCTTTCTTAGATCTTAAAAATTTAATTATTCACGATGACAATAATGCGTTAACAGCTGGGTATGGAGTGTACGTAGTTGAAGCAGGTAGAATGAAAGATTCTGATTATATCAATAAATTAAAAAATGATATAAACTACATGAATATGAATCTATTCCATAAAGTAGGAGGATTCATTAGTAAAAATAAAATCAGAGTTATTGTTGATGCCATTGCGCCAACTTCTTCAGATTCTGGTTCTTTGTTACCTCAAGAAAATTATACATTACATTTAAATGTAAGTGCGCCTGTTGAAGCAGTTGGTATTAGCGGAATTGTAATTCAAAAAGCCAATGGAAAATATGTTATTAAAGGATACGATAAGTATCGTCCTTACTTTAACACTTTTAAACCTATTAGAAATAGTACTACCCCATCAATAACAGTTGGCGGAATTTCTGAATCGTTTGTTGATTGGGTATACCAATCATCTTCGTCTAATAATGGATTATCTGCAGCAGATGTTACAACTGCTAATTCTGCTACAACAGGGCATTTTTATCAGCAAGGACAAATTGTACGTTATAACAGTAGATATTATAGAGTAAAAACTAGTCATACTGGCGAATCTGTTTTTGATTCTACACTATATACTCCGTTACCATCCTTACCACTAAAGGGTGGTCGCTCAGTTCAAGTGGCAAAAACTTTTGAAAGTTCAATTACAAAAGTTCCTTACGGTACTTCTTTCTCAACAATACAAGAAGTTTATGATCTTATAGTTGGGTATGGAAAATATTTAACTTCTGTAGGATTCATATTTGACGAGTTCAATGCTGATTTAAATGATTTATTAGATTGGAATTTTTCAGCTAAAGAATTTTTATATTGGACTACACAAAATTGGGCCGACAATAGTATTATTACACTAAGTCCGTTTTCTGGACAAATTAAATTCCAACGTGCTGGCACAGTAGTTGATAATATTTTTGAAAAATCCTACGACTATAGTATATTAAGGGCCGATGGATCTTTAATGCCAGGTAAAAATTTAAGTGTTAACAGACAAGACGGTTTATGTACCATATCTACCATTAATACAACTGATGGAATTTATTTTGCGTACATTCGACCTGTACAAAAAGAACACGGCATGGTATTTGATAATACCACAATTTTCAACGATGTAATATTTGACGTTGAAACAGGTTATCGTCAGCGTCGAATGCAATTCATTGGTTTTAGAACTGCCAACTGGGATGGAGATTATTTTAGCCCAGGATTTGTGTACGATACTGCAAAAGTTGAAAATTGGAAAAAATACACAGATTATCAATATGCCGATGTTGTAAAATTTAATGGTAGTTATTATTCTGCCAAATCTAAAATCTTTGGATCAGCTAGCTTTAATGTCAACGATGGCTGGGTATTGTTAAATGAAAAACCTACTGCTGATTTGTTACCTAACTTTGATTATAAAGTTTCTCAATTTGAAGATTTTTACAGTTTAGATATTGATAACTTTGATACAGCACAGCAAAAAATGGCTCAGCATATTATTGGATATACACCTAGAGTATATCTAAATAATATTTTTACAGATCCTATTGCTCAGTATAAATTCTATCAAGGATTTATCAAAGAAAAAGGTACACGAAATGCTGTTGAAAAAATTTCCAAAGCAACAATTCATAATCAGCAAGGTGAACTTGGCTTTAATGAAGAATGGGCATTTAGAACAGGATTCTACGGGTCATATCAAACATATCAAGAAATAGAATTTCCATTAGTTGAAGGAACATTTATTGAAAATCCCCAAATTATAAATTTTGTGGATACACAGCCTTTATTAAAATCAAATGACCTAATTTATTATTCTACACTGTCTCATATGGTTATTGTGCCTGATAATTATAATCCAGACACTGTATTTTCTGTTACCACATCTACTTTTTTAGATAATGGATTTAAATTGCCAGTTGCTGGATATGTTAGATATGATGACGTAGATTCAACTGCTTATAGCGAAAACAGTTTATTAGATATTGCTAATAATCAAGATCTAAAAGAAGGAACAACAATTTGGCTTGGGTTTAAAAACAACGGAGACTGGGATGTTCTACGTTATGAGAGATCTGAGATAGGAGTAATAGGTGTTTATGTTAGTTCACCTGGCAGTGAAATTACATTCACTACAAATTATTTCCATTATTTAAATGTTGGCGATGTTGTATCAATTACTAAATTTAATACACAGGTAAACGGTGTCTATAAGATTACTTCAATTCCTCAGTTAAATCAATTTACTGTTGCTTCTACATTAGCATCAATTGAAAACGCAGAGCTTCCTAGCCCAGGATTGTTGTTTAAATTTAATAGTAAGCGATATGAAAAATTTGATAGCATTCCTCCAGATTCTACTTTACTTGAATTGCCATACGGAACTAAATTCTGGATAGATAATAATCAAGAAGGAAAATGGGAAGTTTATCAAAAGACTCAAAACTATAATAATATAGCTACCTTTGGTGCGGCTACTCCTGCCAACCAACAATTAGGATATAGCATTAGTAAAAAAATTAATGACAATACTGTTGTTGTAGGAGCTCCTGGTTATGTTTCCTCAAACTTAAGAGATAAAGGTCGTATATTTGTATACAATAAAACAACAGATGGTACAAATTTTAGATTTAGTTATGTAATTAATACTGATGAAAAAACTTATTATGTAAATTCGTCTATACCTACAAGTCCAACGGAGTTTGGATATGCTGTAAATTATGATACACAAACATATCATGGATCTGGATTTGGACTATTACTAGCAGGAGCACCATCTGCCTCTGGGGTTGTTTCTAAGAGATGGCCACAAAGTAGTGTTAGAACTTCTCCTGGTGCTATTAATACAGTAACAGGATATACTACCTCTACATATTCTCAAGAAGGTTTGTTAAAAATTAGTAGTATTGATACTACATTTAAAAATGAACAGACAGAGATTGTGTTGCTTGACCCAATGCCAAGTAACTTTGGAAAATTTGGTTCTTCGATATCTATTAATAATTTAGAGAATACAAGTTCTAGAATATTGTATGTTGGAGCTCCTGGTACAGCTACCACAGGCACAGGCGGAAACGTTTATGTTTTCAAAATTGAAACTAATGCTACTTCGACTGTATATGCCTCTGGATGTAAGATAGGAAAAACTTACGAAATAACAGAAATTGGCAGTACTGCTACTACCAATTGGAATTATGTTGCTGGAACTTCTAATGTATCTTATATGGTAGGAGACAGATTTGTATGTGTTGCTACAACATCCAGCGGCGATAAACAAGGTAAGGCATGGCCCTGTGTTGATATTTCTTATCAGGGCACTTTAAACACTCCTTTTTCTGATGTCAATGTGAACTTAATACAATCTACAGGAACATTGTTTGGGTCTAGTATTAGTAGTATTAAAAATGGAATGATTGCTGTTGGCGCCCCCGGTTACGATTCACAATCTGGATTAGTAACAATCTATAACACATCTACATTTGAAACCAAGTTAGATAGAAGAAGAGCCTATGATTTTGCCTTTGAAAGTTTAAAAATTGCGGTTGGTCTATTACCCAACGATATTAATTACGATATTACAGGAAACGGTAGGGTTGATACCGGCGACGGTTTTAAATTTTTACAGATAGCACAAAATGGTAATACTCCTACTGGTGTTAGCACAAGTACTTTAATATACAAAAGTTTGCTACATCCAGTAAAGCCTTATGCTCAGGCAATTTACGCTCCTAGTGAATTTAAGGGAGTATCAAACTTTGGCAACTCTGTTGTTTTATCAAGTGATGGTTCACAACTATTTGTATCTGCGCCTCTTCATGTAAATCAAGATTTATCACATGGTGCTGTGGTAATATACAATAAAGATTCCACAACAGGATTGTTTAATACAAGTACCTATACAATATTAAGTAATCCGTTACCTAAATCTACATTAAATTTTGGACAATCTTTAGATTTTAATCTAGAAACAAATACATTGGTTATCACGGCAGTTGGTACAAGTCGGCCAAATATAACATTTGATACTAGTGATACTACATTTGATTCTGGGGCAACAAAATTCTATGGAGAAATACCAAACATTGGTACAGCTTATGTATATAACAAAAAGGTAGATAGATTTGTATTAGCTGACGAATTATTAGTTTCTAATTATGTAGAAGGATCTAATTTTGGTTATAGTACAGTTATTACTCAAAATGAAATCTTTGTAGGTGCTCCGGCAGTTAATACAACAGCTACTAGCGGATTCTATCAATTTAGTAAAATAAATTCTTCTATTGACAGTTGGCAATTACTAAGACAACAAGAAGATAAAGTAGAAATTGACCAATTCCAACGTGTGTCTTTAATTAACACATTTGATGAACAAGTAATTGACTATCTTGATATTGTTGACCCTTTAACAGGAAAAATTCCAGGACTAGCAGATCAAGAAATCAAGTTCAAATCTGCTTATGATCCTGCTGTATATTCTATTGGAGTTGCTGGTACAGTTAATGATACAACATCTAACTGGTTAGATGAACATGTTGGCGAACTATGGTGGGATTTAAGTACTGTTAAGTATGTATGGTATGAGCAAGGCGAATTATCATATAGAAAAAATAACTGGGGTAAATTATTCCCAGGAGCAACAATTGATGTATACGAATGGGTAGGTTCGGAATATCTACCAAGCGAGTGGAGCTCACAAGCAGATACATCTGGTGGATTAACACAAGGAATAAGTGGCCAACCTAAGTTCTCAGATAACAGTGTAATATCTGTGAAACAAGTTTACAATTCAGTAACAAACTCTTTTAGTAATTATTATTACTACTGGGTAAAAAATAAAGTAACTCTACCAACGTCTAAAAATCGTAGAATGAGTGCTTATCAAGTATCTAGCTTGATCGCCGATCCTACTAGTTATGGATATAAGTATGCTTCTTTCTTATCAAAGAATTCTGTTGCTCTGTCTAACATAGGAAATACATTAGTTGATACAAGAATAAATCTTAATGTTGCTATAGACTCGATTAATAATCAAATACAAAAGCATACAGAATGGTTATTACTATCCGAAGGAGAAGCTACTAATGTTCCAAACATTCTTCTTGAGAAAAAACTATTTGATAGTTTATTAGGACATGATAGTTTAGGAAACCAAGTTCCTGATCCAACGTTGCCTGATAGAACAAAATACGGGCTTGGAATCAGACCTCAACAAACTTTGTTTAAAGATAGACGACAAGCATTAAGAAGTCTTGTAGAATTTTCAAATGAAATTTTATTAAAAAATCAAATAACTGGAAATTATAGTTTTACACGTTTCAATGCTCAAGAAGCTCCGCCTGATGTTTACAGCAACGAATGGGATCAAACTGTAGAAGATAACGAAGCATTATTGCTCGTTGATACTGTTAAATTTGCTACGGCTGAATTATCATGTACCGTTAAAGACGGAAAAGTACGCAGTGTTTCTATTATAAATCCAGGATATGGTTACAGGAATAGACCAACTATTAAACTAGTTAACGAAATAGATCCTATATTAGATGCTAAACTTGTTGCTGAAATTGATGCCAATGGCAGTGTGATCTCAGTTACTGTTGAAGATGCTGGATCTGGATATTCTTCTGCTCCAACTTTAATTGTTCGTCCTTATACTATTATAGTTTTGTCCGACACATTATATAACGGTAAGTGGACAAAATTTGCGTGGAATATTAATACACAAGACTGGGATAGAATTCAAACACAAAAATATAACACTCCGTTATACTGGGATTATGTTGACTGGACCAGTGATAGTTATAATAAATTTATTGACTATACATTTACTGTAGGAGAGCTCTACGAGGTTAATACACTTGTTTCTAAATTAAAACCTGGACAATATGTTAAGGTACAAAATTGTGGTGACGGTTTAGCCATTGTATTAGAAAAAACAAGTTCTGATGTACTTGGTACATTTGATCCTGATTTTAATATGGTGTTCAAAGAAAACGGAACTATACAAATTAGCAATGGAATTTGGGATGTTACTAATAACAATTTAGGATTTGATAAAAATAATAGTTACGATCAAACTTTATATGATCAAACACTTGATATCGAACTAGGATATATTCTTGATGCGTTAAAGAAAGATATCTTTATTAACGAATTAAAAGTTAATTGGAATTTGTTCTTCTTTAAGGCAGTTAAATATGCTCTTACAGAACAAAAATTATTAGATTGGGCATTTAAAACTTCGTTTATTAATGTTACTAACTATGCTGGAAACCTAGATCAACGACCTGTATACAAATTACAAAATAGTGATTACTATGAAGAATACATGAAAGAGGTTAAACCTTATCATAGTCAGATTAGAAAATTCACTACAAACTACGGAGTACTTGAACCTAGTCAAACATTTGTTTCTGACTTTGATTTACCATCAATATACAACACAGCCACAGATTCATTTATAACAATTGATGAATCTAGTGATTTAACAAGTGTTTATCCTTGGAAATCTTGGGCCGATAATAATAGCTTTGTTGTAGAAAGTATTTCAGTGGCCAACGGAGGAGCAAATTATATATTTCCTCCAATTATTACAATTGATACAGCTCCCGGAGATTCTGGAACAGGTGCAACTGCCGCTGCCTATATTGGGTCTGGAAAAGTTATTCAAGTTGTTGTAACAAATCCCGGGCAAGGATATAAGACAGCTCCGATAGTTACATTAACTGGTGGCGGCAACGAAGATCTAGTTCCTGCCGCATTGTCTGTAAAATTAGGAAATAACAAAATACGTACTAATTTAATAGGAATGAAATTTGATAGAGTAGGATCTGTTAATGAGATTGGATCAAATACAGTTACTGATTCATTTAACTGTAATGGTGAGACCAACGAATTTGTGTTGAACTGGTTGGCAGAACCAGATAAGACTAAAATTACAGTTACACTAGACGGCGCCTATGTTTTAAGTTCTGATTATACTGTAAAATATTACACAGAGTCAGTTGGCGGATATCAAAAGAAATTTTCTAAAATTGTATTTTTAAATTATGTGCCTGTTGTATCTACAGTACTAACAGTTTCATATGCTAAAAATATTGAAATATTTACTGCCGCTGAAAGAATCTTAAGTTATTATACAGCTACATCTGGAATGCCAGGGTTAGATATGGCACAGTTAATGGATGGAGTTGAATATCCTAAAACACAGATAAAAACAATTGGATTTGACTATACTAGTAAGTGGGACAACCAGAATGAAGTAAATGGAATACAGGTCTATGCTAGTCCATACGGACAATCAAGCTGGGCCGACGATGTTAGCGCCTATACACAGGCTACTGTTGCTTCGTCTATATCTCTATTTGCTAATACAAATACTATTTTCGTAAGTACCACAACAGGAATTTCTGTAGGACAATATGTTAACATTGTTAGTGGTATAACAAATAAACTTAGTAGTTCCACAGTAAAAGTTATTGCTGTTAATACAAACTCTGTTAAAATTGATGCCAGTACCACTGGTGTAATTCTCAAAGGCGACCCAATAGAATTTTGGACCTATGATTCTAATTTTAGTATTCTTGACAGTGCTATTGATGGAGGAACATGGAGTTTAACTACAAGTAATTACCTAATTGGTGCGCTAGGAGTCAAACCTGAAGATATTATTATTGATGGCGATGGATTCTATACCCCAAATACAAGTCATGCTCCTGAAGAGTTTGTTCCTGGTGAAAGTGCTGATGCTGTTGGAATTAGTGTTTACACTAAATCAGGATCAGGATCCCCACTGGTGTATACAGGTTATGTCAATGTAGATGCTTCTACAAATGTCAGCACCACAGCAATTCTAGGAATTAGACCTATGAATTATGATAGTATTACTGTTGTTTATAATAATAAAATTTTACAGCCAACTGCTCAGCAATTTTTTGCTAATCCACTTGACAGTGATTACTATTATTTAAATTTTGATACTAACGAAATTCTTATTGGACCTAGATCTTCCTCTGGAAAACTAGGTTATACAATTATATCAGTTGGTGGCGAAAACATTGTTGACCATGATGCTGTAACTGCATATTTTACTAGTACAGGACAGGTAGAAAGTTTATCATATTATTCAGATATTAAACGTGCGTATGTTACAGTTGATGGGCAAATTATTACTACAACAAGTACGTCTTATACAAACAAATATTTTGAATTAACTTATGCTAACCCAATGGATAAACGTGCTGTTGCCAGAGTTCATAATTTAGATGCCACCACCAGCGCAACAATACAAGCATGGTTCTTTGATGCCGACACAGATCTTTATAACGAAATTAGAGAAGAGACCTACGTAATTAACTCTAGCACTCAGTATACTGGCGGAACAGTTAATAGGCTACCCGGTAATATTGAACCATATGCTCCTCAAGTTATCTTAGAAGTCAATTTTAATAATGACAATGATGGGTATCAAAGATTGCTACCACCGTTTGTTAGTTATTACACAGTTGTTGATTACAGAATAAGAACGTTTAGTGTTGATAACAATAGAAATCACTTTAATGATTTTAAAGCTATCAATACAGGCACAGGATTCACTGTAAATAACGTCTTGGTCTATGTCAACGGAGTAGCATTGGCTCCTGGATTTGACTATACAGTAGCTCCAGATTTGCCATTAATGACAAATCCAAAAGTTACTATAATTGACGGAATACTTGCTACAGGTGATGTAGTAGCTATTGTTGCCAAACCCGATTATGGATGGGAATATGATATTGTTAACAAACATATTGTTCTTAACGGTTATGTCACCGACTGTGTTGTAAAAATTATTACTTACACAGATCACGACAAGATGCTAATGTGGACAGAAAGATTCTCAGGAAACACATACAGAAGATTTAAAATTGGTCGTAAAGTATTAAACAACAATTATGTATGGGTACAATTGAATAGAAAACCGTTAGTTAATAAGATAGATTATATTTTATTAGAAGACGGAATAACTGTACAACTAAGTGATACTATACAAGTAACGTCTGCTGATGAAGTATTAATTACAACATTTAGTTCTCAAGAAGTAAATTCAGATGTTTTAGGTTATAGAATTTTCAATGATATTCTTGGAAGAACATCTTTCAAGAGAATTTCTAAACAAAACTCTACATATCTAACTGAGCCTCTATCATTTACACACACTGAAATTCATGTAGCAGATGCTAGTGTATTAACACCGCCGTCTGTTCATAGAAAAGTGCCAGGCGTTGTATTAATTGATGGCGAACGAGTTGAATTTTACAAAATTGTAGGAAATACATTAACTCAGCTACGTAGAGGTACGCTAGGAACAGGTCCTAATCATGTTGTTGAACCAAACACCAAAGTTATTGATCAAGGTATTAATCAAACAGTTCCTTTCAGCGAACAGATCTTAGTTCAAAATACACTAACATCTAACGCTACAAGTTATGTAATTAGTACATCGTCATCTTTAGTAATTGGTGATGGCATTAAATTATCAGTTGGTCCTGTCTCAAATGTAATTGATTCTGCCAAGTCTCTTGATTATTCTATTACTGCTTTAAAAATGGTAGTAGGTATTCTTCCAGTCAATCTTGCCTACGACTTAAACGGTGATGGATTAGTTACATTAACAGATGCTATTGCCTATATTAAGATATCAGTAGGAAAACCAATTGGTTTTACTCCAGTAACTACATCTAACTATAATGAATTATTTGTAGTAACTTATCCTGTTCCAGCAGTTGATCAGGTATCTGTATACTACGGTGGAAGATTGTTGAATAAAAAACCAACGTTCTATCATGACACATCAATAGGGTATGATAGTCCTGAATTTAATGTAATTGGATCTACATCAACAGTACTTGGTCTACCAGTATCGAGTATTAATTATCTAACAGATGGTGATGCATATATTGTAACAGCAACAAATCAAGTATGGGTATATAAAAACTCTGTTGAAATTGATGCTGTTAATGGATTTGTTTACAGAGGATTAAATTATCTGCCTGCTGAATTTAGTATCAATACATCTACTCAAACAATTGGGTTAAATATTAAAGATGGAGTACAACCAAATATTAGATTATCCGTAGTTAAAAAACAATTTGCTAGAAGTTTAAGCTGGAATAGCATTGTCGATGATTTGACAACACTGTCATTATTAGATAGCACGTCGACTCAGGCAAGATTCTTGCAAGCAAGACCAGCAGAATTGCCAGACAAATATTATTACGGAGGAACTACTTCTTTAACAGATAGCGGAATTTCTCTAACTGATAGATATGGAGATCCATTAACAGGACTATAAAATGCCACAAGTAACGCAATTACCAATTTTAAGCACAGCAACCAACCAAACATACATGTTGGTTGTTGATAATCAAGCCACTAGGAGGCTAAGTTTTGCTCAGGTAGCAAGCCAAATTGGCAGTATACCAATCGGGCCTAGTGGACTTAGAGGTCCAAGCGGTCCAAGCGGATCTAGAGGACTTAGTGGGCCTGCCAGTATTGGTCCAAGCGGACAAAGTATTTCTGGTCCAAGCGGACCAAGCGGACCTGCTAGTACAATACGTGGTCCAAGTGGACCAAGTGGACAAAGCATTGTAGGCCCAAGTGGCCCAGGCGGAGCCGGTTCGATTGGCCCACAAGGTAACCAGGGACCGCAAGGTCCTCAAGGTTCGGCCGGAGCAGCCGGATTAAGTGGACCAAGTGGACAAAGCATTGTAGGCCCTAGTGGTGCTGATAGTACGGTATCTGGTCCAAGCGGGCCTCAAGGTGATCTAGGGCCTCAAGGAGCAAACGGAACAGATGGAGTTACAGGGCCAAGCGGACCTAGTGGAGTTAGCGGCCCAAGAGGTGCTACAGTAGGTAATCAAGGACCTAGTGGAGTTAGCGGACCTACTGGAGTACAAGGAAGTCAAGGACCGATCGGTGCTCAAGGAACTGCTGGACCAAGCGGCCCATTAGGACCACAAGGCATCGGCCCTAGCGGACCAAGCGGTCCAGCAAGCACAGTAGCAGGACCGAGCGGACCAAGCGGAGTTAATGGAAACGTAGGTGTTGACGGAGCAAGCGGCCCTAGCGGCCCGAGGGGGCCTAGCGGAAGTCAAGGGCCACAAGGGCCACAAGGTAGTCAAGGCACACAAGGTTCCGTAGTATCTCTCGCTACAGGAACGTATACAGTTGGTATATTGTATGCTAATACACTAACTATCACCGGTATAGGTGCCGCAAATATAAATTCTGCCAATGATTTAAATCTTAATGCCGTTGGTCAAGTTAAAGTAAATTCACCATTTGTATTGACAACTGCTACAACAGCACAATTATCTGCTCTAGGAGGAACAACACAACGAGGTGCCATGGTATATGTTATTGATGCCAGTGGCGGAGCCCAACCTTGTTTCTTTGATGGAACAAATTGGAGACAGGTAGTTGACAGAGCATCAATAGCATAATATGGAACATTTTAAGTATTACGTAGTTGTTGAAGATCCTGTTTTTAAAGAGGCAGTATCTGCTGAACTAAAATCACAAGATGGTACTGATCATATTCCAGATCGATCAGTAGATTGCCATGACGAAATGGAATATAGTGAATATAATTCTATATTTTTATTAACCACCGAGGAAGCAGAAGTTTTAAAAAATGATCCTAGAGTTAGAGATGTACACAGGATACCTGCCGAACTTGGAATTTTTCCTAAAAAATGTGGAGTAAGAACAGGAGTATTTGAAAGGGCTAATACAGCACCTACTACCACAGCAAGAAATTGGGGACTTATTCGATCTATATCTACTTTTAATTCTTACGGAACTTCTACTACAACTTCGTCGTCGTATACATATAACCTAGACGGAACTGGAGTTGACGTTATTGTTATGGATACAGGAGTTGAACCATATCATCCTGAGTTTTCTGTTAACGCTGATGGATCCGGCGGAACAAGAGTAGTTAATCATGATTGGACACAGTACGGATATTTGTCAACTCCGACTGGGGGATTTTTAGGCGACTGTGACGGACACGGAAGTAATGTTGCTAGTATTATAGCAGGAAATACCTGTGGCTGGGCACCTGGCGCAAAAATTTATTCATTGAGAGTTGTAGGAAATACTTATACCACTGAACGTGACATCACTGATGGTAGAGTACTAGGGTTAGTTAATGAACATTTAGCATGGGCATCCATTATTGCTTTTCATAATGCTAAATCAGTTGATCCTGCTACCGGATACAAAAGACCTACTGTAGTTAATTGTAGTTATGGATATCCTTCTACCTACAATAATCTAAAATCAATAACATATCGTGGTTCAACAACTTTAACAACTGCAACTATTGGAACTTATGGTACTATAGGTTCTAATGTTGATCCTTATTACGGAGGAAATCACGGATATAGATATTCTGCTATCGACGCTGATATATCTTCAGTGTTAGCTGCAGGAGTTATAATTGTTGGCGCCGCTGGAAATGACACTCATAAAATTGATGTACTTAACGGACTAGATTATAATAATTATTGGACTGACACAAGCAACTCTTCTTATTATTATCATCGAGGTGCTACACCTGGAGCTACATCTGGAGTTATTTGTGTTGGATGTATTTCTTATGCTGTACCTGAACATCGAAGAAGTTTTAGTTGTGCCGGACCTAGAATAGATGTATGGGCACCAGGAGACCAAATTTTAGGTGCATTTACAAATAGTGTATATTCTTATGCTGCCATAGTTGATCCTAGAAGTAGTGTATCAACTTCAAGTGGAGCAAGTTATTACCTACAAAAGATATCTGGAACTAGCCAAGCCTCTCCGCAAGTTGCTGGGGTGGTAAGTTGTTTATTACAAGCAAGACCTTGGATGACTCCTGCTCAAGTTAGATCGTGGACAACTGCTACTGCCTCTGTTGCTAACTTAGATGAAACATATTATGGAATGACAGGAACATATACCAATTGGGCAGGGTTAATGGGTGCTCCACAAAAATTGTTATATCAGCCCTTTAATCAAGATATTACTATGTCTGTAAGTCATTTAGGAACCTCCACTGTAGCTTATCCTAGTTTTTCAACATTTTTATCTTCTACTATATCAACTTCAGTTACGGCAGCTCAGTTAGGTAATAGAAAAGAAGGACTTAATACTGGATCTACCGGTACTACACTAGGAATTCATAGTACCTGGACATTTAGCGGTACTAACATAACAATGCTAGCATCTGGTATTCCATACCATAGTTATTTTAATGCCGCTGCCGCCAATATACCTTATGTTCAAAATTATAACAAAACTTGGACATATAGAGGCGGAACTAATGTAGCTGGATCTAATACTCCTACTGGTGGAGGATATATTGGATTTTGGTTAAATGGTATTGCTATGTTTAATCCTAGTGCTCAAGGCGGAGCACCTGGTGGATATACTACATTTGCTAATTGGCACTATAATGCTGCCTACGAAGCAGGCGAAACATACGGTTATTCATTTGGGGAAGATAGCGGGGGTGGACATGCCGCTCCTAACGGAGTTGGAAATGGAACATATCATTATCATGACGGTAGCATGATTATAACAGGAGCATGGGTAACTGGTAACGGACACACATCAGGAGTTTATGGTGCAACAGGCATAGCTGAATGTAATGTTATTCCTTACTTAAATGGAGGACTTACACATTTCAACGGACATAGTAAAATTATGGGTGTTACCGCTGATGGATATCCTATATATGGTCCATATGGTTATAGTACTGCTACTGATCCTAATAGCGGAGTTAGAAGAATGGTACCGGGTTATGCGTTAAATCCGACCTTTGTTGCTAACAATGCTAGAACAACAAATGGTACAACTCCTGCGGTAAATTCCCAGTACCCGTTAGGTATTTTTGTTGAAGACTGGAGCTATGTTGGCGGCGGAGATCTAGATACACACAATGGTCGTTATTGTGTAACTCCAGAATATCCAAACGGAACTTATGCTTATTTCTTAGCGTTTGATGCTGATTTGAAACCTACATATCCTTATGTAGTAGGTAATACTTATTATGGGGTGCCGGCAACCTTATGACCATGAATATTTCCTTGATAAATACCTTATTGGAACATGAATAAAATGAATACTAAACCTAACGAACATGGCAAAATCAGCATAGAAGGACATCTAAAGATCTATGATCCTGTTAATAATGAAGTTTTTATTAACAAAAGAAATGCCATCCACTATGAAAATTTTGCCATTGCCCTAGCACGTAGCGTAAGCAATCAGGGTTACGGATTTATTGCTGACATGGCATTTGGCAACGGCGGTACTCGTGTTGACCAAACAGGTATTATTACATACTTAACTCCTAACACAGTAGGAACAAGTAGTGCTCTATATAATCAAACATATACAAAAACAGTTGATGCTAAACAAACATATGACTTAGATCCTAGTAGAAATTTCATGGAAGTAAGACATGTAGCAGGAACACCTTACGCTGATGTTTTAGTAAGTTGTTTGTTAGACTTTGGTGAACCCGGCGGACAGAGTGCGTTTGATAATTCTAGTTACACAGATGGAAAGTTTGTATTTGACGAAATTGGTTTAATGTCTTACAGTCCTGACGGTCAAGGAACTGGAGACTTGTTAACTCATGTTATTTTCCATCCAGTTCAAAAATCATTAAACAGACTAATTCAAGTTGATTATACAGTTAGAATTCAGAGTCTAACCAACGGAATGTAATATGCCATATACTATAAATTTTTCAGATCCGTCAAAAACAACATCAGTAACAGTACCAGACATGCCGCCTGGCATTAACACTGTTGACACTAGTCTTTCATTAGTCGGTAGAGGATATCCAAACTACGGACAAAAAATGGCTGAAAATTTTGTACATTTACTAGAAAATTTTGCCAGCGCATTACCACCTAGCAATCCAATAGAGGGACAACTATGGTACGATACCAGTGATCCTAATAATAAAGTTCTTAGGATCATGGATGGTACAGCAAGTGCTACACGTTGGCCGAGCGCCAATGGAATTTATCAACAAGGAACAGATCCTCGTTTTTCAAATAACTTATCTTCGGCAGGATTAAAAGTTGGAGACTTATGGGTTGATACCGCAAATAATCAAGTTAAAATTTATAACAGTAATGGATGGACTGTAGTTGGTCCTAATTTTTCAGATGGTATATTAAAAAATGGTCCTATTGTTGTACCGTTAACTGATAACAAGAATCCTCCTAATACATATAACGTTATTCAGTTATGGTCAGAAGGAAATGTTACAGCAATAATATCTGGGGTGGCATTTACTCCTAGGGTTGTTATTGAAGGTTTTACAACACTTCTCCCTGGTCTTAATTTAAGAAGTGATGGCAAATTTAATGGAACTGCTATATCAGCAGAAACATTAACTGTTAATGGATCAAAATACGGTAGCGAAAGATTCTTAAGAAAAGATGATTCATCTACTCCTAGTGTTTCTGGCCAAGGACAAATTATTACAGGTCGTGTTTTATGGCAGACCCCTGTTAATCAATCTGGTAGTCAAGGGCGTGATGGTATTGTTATTACAAACTCATCTACTCCTACAGGATCTGAGTATGTACAGTTTTATAAAAATACCAACGATGCTTGGATTTTAAATAATACAGTTGCTGGAAAAATTTATTTAAAGGTTAGACCTAATAGCAGTCCAGCTCTTTCAAATATTGTTGTTGTTGGTTCTGATTTAGTTAATATTAATACATCGACTAGAGTAGCAGGTAATGTTAGTGTTTCAGAAACATTAACGGTAGAATCTACAATAAGTAACTCGTTGATTGTAAATGGAGGTGCGTTAGTAAATGGCACATTAACAGCTAGTCAAAATATTAATGTTGCCGGTAATGTAACAGTATCTGGATCATTAAGTGTTGGATCAACAATATTACCTAGCACAACAGAAGTTTATGATCTAGGATCATCATCAAAATCTTATAACAGATTGTATGTTAAATCTGTTGGAACAACCGCTACAACATATTATGGTAATTTAGTAGGACTTGCAACAGGATTAAGAGACGCTGTAACATTTAGATTACAAGGACAAGTAACTGCCACTTCTTTTATATACAGTGGAGCAACAGTTACCGCTACATTTAATACATCGTTAACTCCTAGCGCATTTACAGCTCAACCTGTTTTAACATCTGCTCAATCTACATCTTCGTTAATGATTTTACAGGGTGGTTCAATTGCCACTATTACAAAAGAAAATTTACTTCAGAGTATATTTCCAGTTGGTATGATAACTGCGTACGGCGGCCCGTGGACATCGTCGGCTCCGAGTGGATGGTTGCTATGCGACGGTGCCTCCTACAATCAATTAGATTATCAACAGTTATTTGGAATAATTGGCATTACCTATGCAAAACCTGCCGATTTATCAGGAACAACTTTTAGGGTACCTGACATGCGTGGATCCACTACCGCTACAAATGCTACTATTAAAATAACATATATTATAAAGACATAAAATGGCCTATACAATATTAAACACTGATGGAACAACGCTAACATTATTAGCCGATGGAGTAGTTGATAAAACTACAACTAGTCTTACTTTGGTAGGTAAAAATACCAATGGATATGGTCAATACATTAACAATAACTTAGTTAAATTAATGGCAAATTTTGCTAGCACTACAGGAAGTCCTCCAAGTAATCCGTTAAAAGGGCAGTTATGGTACGATACCACTGTTAAAAATTTAAAAGTTTACGATGCTACTTGGAAAACAGTTAGCGGTGCGTATGTAGCTGATGTAAGACCTACTAACCTAGGAACTGGGGACTTATGGTGGGATACATCCAATCAACAATTAAAAGTTTTTGTAAACGGAAATGCTTATACTGTTGGCCCTTCAATTCCTAAAGGAGTCGGTACCACAGGATTTATAATTCCATCGACACCTATTAAAGATGTG